ACCAGCGCAATACAGTTTCGCATCAGCGATTGCGTGTGGCGAACCTTCGTTGAAGAACAGGTCAGTTTCACCTTTGCAGCGTGACTTTTCTTGCCAGTCTGGGCGTTGTGGTCTGAACGTGTTGTCACCGTCAGACCACAGGTCAACTACATGACCGCTGCTCATTGGTAGTCACGATTCGTTGGATGGTTGTTGCGTGAACGGGTTTCCATCCGCTCCCAATATCGTTCCTGTGCTTCTTTGCGTATCTGCAACTGATGTTCACGCACATTCAGAATGTGCAGATAGACAATCGCTGCGAAGTTGAGTGCGATGAATAGTTTCCATTCGAGCGATGTTGCTGGTTGCGCATCCGGTAGGTCTTCTGCTGTTGGTAACAGCCAGAAGCCCCACAAGATAGCCATTCCGATTACGGTTCCAATTTGTTTTTGACGGTTTGTCATGATGCCCTCCTTTGGGTCACTCATGACATTAGAGCAAGACTGGAGCGGAGTGGTGGATGGTTAGAGACTCCAATGGCGTAGCCCGCCATTGTCGTAGAGGTATTTGGCTACCGATAGGTTGCAGTCCACGTTGAATAGGCCTGTGATGTCGGTGCCACAGATGTTGCGAGTGACCGTCTTCCAACTGCTGTTGACCTGTAAAACCCCAAGGTCACTTGAGCCGTCACGATTGAGAGTTGTGTTGTGAGCTTTAGGGTTGCATCGTGACTCACGATATGCGATGTAGGAGAACGCTTTGACTGGTAGTCCGTGTTCACGGAACTTGGGTTCCCATTGAGGGCAACGCTGTTTTGAATCCTTTGGGATTCCAGCGGGAAGAACTTCAACCACGTTTGGCATCGCTTCACGGGGAAGTTGGGTTTGGGTGGCTGGGATGTTTTGGGTGGGTTTGGGTTGGGCTGCGAAGGCTGTGCCTGCGAAGATGGTGGATAGGGCGATGAGGCTTGCTGTGATTATTCGCAAGTTGTTTCCTTCCGTTTGTCCGATATATATCGCACACCCAAGGAGGGGGAGGTGTGCGGGATGTTCAAGCCCAATGAAGGCGGGCGAACGATCCGACAGTCAGTCTAGTCCGTTGGGTGCTGTGTTCGGTAGTACAGGTCTAAGGCTTGTTTGACTATTTGAGCATTCGATGTGTCTTGCAATTCGGCTTCAACCTTGAGCCAATGCAGCGTTTCTTGTGGGAGTCTGATGGTGAGCGTTGGATACTTCACCATCAGTTTCCCTCCTTTGCGAATACAGCTGGTGCCATTGAGTATGTTCCGAGTGGGTAGCAGTACTCACTACCGTTTGACCAGACACGAACCTTAACTGTCTTCAATTGATTGTGATACTTCACAGTTACGGTCTTTGCTGTGCGCTTAATAACTGTGAAGCGAAATACGCAATCGTAATCACATGATGAACGTGCGCTGAGTTCTTGACCTTCTTGAAACTTCGTTACTGCTTCCATTGTGTCCCTCCTTATGAGACTCAAGGTGTTTCCTTGATGACTTCAATCTAGGGCATTGTAAGACAAATTGCAACTATTATTTCAAGATTTTTTTGACCCTTTATTTGCAAGGGTTTCAGGGGCTAGACCAGGGATATTCTTTGTCATGACCTTCATACTCTGCACCATTTCAGCTGGGATACAGAGAACCCCGTCAACGTCATCGGATTCGGTTTTTGACTGAAATATCGTCACATGGCCTTCTTTGCCACCATCGCTGGTAGGCAGCAGAAACCCTGCACTCACGACCACACACGGGTCTTGACCTATCTCGTCTATGGGTGTCCAAGCGTCGGTTGCAGAATGAGCGTCATGCCAGATGACGACCACCATTGTTCTCATTTCATCGTGCGACATAATCCCGTCCTCTCCACCTAGCCCAACCATCACGAATAGGAATCATCTCAAGGTTGAACTCCCCGTCACCAGGCACATACTCAACCACCGAGAGACCTTGTTGCCAGTCCTCCGCTCGATACAACGGACGACCATCCAAGTCATGCCCACCCCGTGTAGAAGGCACAGCACCATCAATACGAGCCAAACAACCTGGCGATGCAGCGAGGATTGTTCTCGCTCCGTCATGGTCGTCCCGTGTGCGTTCAGCCCATTCTCTGCGATGAATGTGACCGTAGATGACAGAGGTTTTGACTGTCGCAAGATACTTATGGGCGGTGCTTCCACCGGATGCAACCTTGTCACCATGAATGACGTGAAGACGCTGGTTGATCCAATGCGCACCCGTCGGATAGCCAGGCAAATACTCAACCCCATAGTCGTCAAGGTTGCAGAGATACGGCACACTCATCACAGGCCATTCTTCAGGACGCAAACCTCTCCTCAACCCGAACGCTGCACCAGCACCGTCAAGGATGAAGTTGCCGAGTCGTTCCTCATGATTGCCTGCGATCCAAACGATTCGAGCATCGGGAGCTAGTTTGCGTAACTGTGCGCAAAGCTGACTGGCACGGTCTATTGCTGCTTGGGTGGTTCGTGCGAACGCTGGGGTGTACCGGTATTTGCCAAACTCACACAGGTCTAGGTTGTCTCCGACTAGAACGATTTGGTCAGGCTTAGATGCTTTGACGATTTGGAGTGCAACGTCTAAGGCTTGCTCGTCATGGATTGGTTCTAGATGGTTGTCGTGTGTTCTGAAGTATCCGAGTTGCATGTCGGGGAGGATGACTGCAACCGAATAGTCTCGTTGCGGTGTCTTCGTTGCCTTCGTTGCAGGGAGCGCATACTTCTTGCCTTGTTGTACAACAGGCCACGCAGGATAGTACGACTGGCGTATTTCATTGAGTAATGACATTGGCAGCCCTGTATCGAGTGATAACCGATGGAGAGAGTTTTATCTGTCGGGCTTGCAACGCTTTAATGATTTGGGTCGGACGAATCGTCGGGTCATTCAACGCATCAAGCAGGTCTCTCCCGTCGGCTTCACCGAGTTTGGCAAGAATAAAGTCAATGCTTCCGCTGTTACCAACAGCCTGACCTTTAATTTCGTTTAGAAACTTCCCCACTCGTAGCCTCCTTGAGATGCCAGTCGATATGCGAATCTAACTTACTATCAATTCGCTCCACTTTTCCACCGACTGACCGCAGGATTTCCATGACGTTTGCATGGTCTTCCGTGTTCTCTTTCCGCACCTTCAGCAGAAGCGTAGTAATGATTCCACCAACAGCGGTGACCAACGCTGCGACGACCACACCCCAATCCACGTCACGCCCCAGCCTTCTCAGCCAACCAAGCCTTCACCCGCTCCGGTGTCTTATCACCAGCAACATAACGAAGATGCCAAGGTTCCTGAGGGACAACCTCCCACGAGAACCCAAACGACACAGCATTCTTCTTCAACCACTCAAGCCGTTTACCGTTGGCGTTCGCAATATCAATAGCGATACCGAGATTGTGCTTCGATGTGCCTGGTGTGGCTAATGGTGCCATACCCTTCTTGAGGTACCACGCTTGGCCTTTGTAGACCTTTGGCTTGACTCCGTTGATTGGCTCTAGTTGATGGCGTTGATAGAAGCCATACTCCTGTGTCTCAAGACTGCGATATGTGTCAGCTTGGCTGGTAGGGCTGAGGTCTATCCCTTCAGCGTTCGCTGCAGCATCCATCGCCTCATACGCATCAGCTGCGCATTGGTGCAACTTGCCTTTGCCTTCAATGGCTCGAAGCAACTTTGCTGGCAACTTGCCAGGCACAGCGTTCTTCAAACATGAACACAGAACAACAGGGATGATCGGCAGATCAGCACCCTTCTTCAGGGCTGCCATTACTTAGCCTTGCCGAACGCTTCGGAGATTTCTTCCTTCGTCAACACACCATCAGAAGACCATGCACGAAGCAGGGATTCGGTGACTTTCGCTGCTGCAACAATTCCAGCGATAGCTGCTGCTTTCCACAGTTGCACGTCGAGGACTGCACCACCGGCAACAGCAGCCAAAGCTGATGAGCCGAATACTGCAACGATACGAAGGATGAGGGTCTTGAGGGTTTCCATTATTTATTGTCCTTATTGGTGTATGCGCCGATGAAATGAAGAACGAGAGCTGCCACAGTTAGCCAGATCACGATCCGTTGCAACGTGCCAGACAAGGTGAGGATTGTGGTGACTGATGCTGCGATTGTCCATATCAACGCATGGAACTCACCCCAAAACTTCATCACCTAATCCTTTTCGCTGGTGCAGGGGCTACCGTCAAGAATACAGCACTCAACGCAATCAGCGCACGACGAGTCTTCACCGGAACCGTTGAGTTGAGTGGAACATAACTGTCAGCGAAACCTTGGAAGATGTTCAGTACAGACTCAAATGCTTTTCTGATTGACGATGGTGCCGATTGCACAACTTCAACTACTGCTTCGGCTTCATCTGGGCTGAGTTCGGTTGGAGTGATTTCGCTGAATAGTTGTTCGGCTTGGGTGGGGGTGATGTTGGCTAGGACGGCTGGGGTGGTGATGAGGAGGGTGGCTTGGCTGGTGTTTAGGTCTTTGGTTAGGACTGTTTCTACGATGGCTTCTATGGCCTCTGTGGGGGCTTCTGAGAGGGCTTTGATGGTGTTGAGTAGTTCTGTTTGGGTGAGTGGTTGAGGTTCGTCTGTGGGGGTTTGTAGGGTTGTGGTCACATCTGGTTGAGTTGTGGTCACAGGAGGCAGGGTTGTTGTCGTTGTTGAAGTTGTGCTGGTTGTTTCTAACGGAAGCGGGAGTGTTGTGGTGGGGGCTGGTGCTGGTTCCGTTGTGGTGGTTGTCGTTGTGGTTTCGGGAACGGTAGTAGTCGTTGCCGGTGGAACATAAACCGTCGTTGTAGTTGTTGGGGCTACAGTCGTAGAAGTCGTTGTAGTCGTCGAGCTAGTTGAGGTATCCGGTGAAACTGTTTCTTGGACTGTTGTTGATGTTTGTGGTGGTTCCGTTGTGGTTGATGGGACGACTGTTTGAAGAGTCGTAGTAGTTGGGTTGGTGACAGGGACAGTCGTTGACGGGACAGTAGTAGTAGAGGTCGTCGTTGCTATCGTGGATGAGGTTGTAGATACCCATTCACCTAAGCCTAATGTCAACCCTGTAATCGTGAGGTTCCCTGGTTGGCAACATGAGTCAGTCGAGTACTGCTGGAATGCGAAGATGTCACCAGCCTCAACCTGAACCAGCCCTGATCCGGTGGCGTTACTCTGATTCGTCAGCTGTGTGATAACTCCGTTAAGAATGATTTGCGGTGGGTCATACCAAGCACCGTCATAGGTTTGATAAGTCCACAAGAAACCAATCTGATTAGTGCCTTCAGGAACGATGGCCTGCATCCGAACATAATGAGACTGACCAGCACACGTCCCACCATCAGCACCCGTCAGAGTGAACCCACCCTCAACCGGCACAACCGACCCACCCTGACTAGCAAGACAAGACTTAGAAAACTCCCACACACCAAACGAGTCAGCCTCAGCCGACGACGAAGTAACTAAAAAACCAAGTAACGCAGGAACAAGGATCAGCCAACGACTACGATAAAAGCGTGGCAAGCTCATCAGCCGTCAAACCAAGACGATCCAACAACGCAGCCCTATCCATAGCCTTCTTAGCCTGTGCCTCAACCGCCTTAACCGCCTCAGCCTGATCCAACTGATACTGAGCAAACTCAGCATCAGTCATCTCACGGTATTCGAAACCATCTTGAACCATAGGTTTAGGAGAGTGAGTAGCCATAAACTTCATAACTTCCTGTGATATTTCCTGCTGCTGGGTAAAGAGTTAAAGAATCAAACTGTGTCGCTGCACGATATTCGCCGTTGCCATGACCGCCACCTTGCGCACCACCAACACGACCATAAGTATCCCAAAGGAAATGAGTATCAACAGCCAACTGTGGTGACAACACCTGCAACTGGACTTTGTTTCGGTCTGCCGAGTTGAACTGTGTGAACTGCCATGACGTACCGCTCAAGATGTTTGCTGCACCGATTGTTGTTGCACCAATCACATAGGTAACACCAGCGTTGCTGTATGAAGCACCAGTCGCATCAGCACCAGAAGCCCTCAACCGTGCGTTAATAACCGTTGAATCAGTTGAAGCAGCAGTCACCGTGTAATTAATCAAATAGTTTTTATATGTTGCCGTGAACGTGTTGTTCGGAAGGCTAACCGTTGCAGCTGCGCTGAACGATGTCCCCGTGATGTATGTCAAACCTGACGAAACAGTTTTTGCATCAGCAATAAAATATGCAACACCAGTAGCTTGAAACCATAAAGTTCCCGAAGCGTAAGCAGTTAACACCAGAGAGCCAGCACTTGTCACCGTACAAGTTCCAGCCGTAATGGTGCATGTTCCAGTCGCATTAATGTTCGTGATTCGCAAAGTATCACCAGCAGAAAACAATCCAGTATTTACCGTCACAGTAGTAGCACCAGCATTATTCATGGTGATATGAGTTCCCACATCAGCAGCAACAAGCACATAAGAAGCAACTTTTGCTGAAACTGTTTGGTTATAGTCGTTTTGTTGCAACGAGGTCATCTGGGATGCGGTGAGGGTCTGCCCTGTAGTGAACGTCTGAATCGCCATAGTATTACTATTCTAGCCCAAGCCCCTTGACTCGTTATTCAACGTGTCAGTATCCAAAACAAAGTAAGTATAGATTCGAGCAGGATTCGTGTACAAGGTAACGATGTGACGGTCTGGGGTGATGTCATGGGTAATACCTTCCAAAGCCATCAGCTGTGTCACCGTTGACGGAGTGGACTTCGGGAAAGTTTTAGTGACCGAAATCTGTGAGCCAATATCAAGGTTCGTGATGGTGGTTCGTTGAGCATCAGTCAACCCATTCATCACAACCTGAATGTTGCCGAACCAAAATCTCGGCACCGGCTGGATCAGATACCCAGCCAGGTCACCAGCGTCATCCAAAGTTTCAAGCAAGGTAACCACTAGAGGCGTTTCCTGTTTACCGAAATCTGCTACTGATGCTGCTGCGGTTGCGTTTGCAAACTCAATGGTTGGTTGGAGATTTGATGAGGTCGGGATTGGTGGGGCAATAGCGACGTTGACCGAGTTGACTACTGACGGGTTTGTTGGTGTGAACTCGTTAGGCCGTTGGTCGTTTGAGGCAGCGTAAAAGTCTGCGAGGATTGCAGCGAGTTCTGCTTGATCGATTGTGAGAACAAAGTCAAAAGCCATTAGTTGTTCACAATCTCAAAGTCTGTGAATTGGATAGCAGTACCACCAGTATCAGATAGCACAGCGTTAATTGACTGGAACTCACCGATTAGACGACGATCAAAGTTAAAAACTCCACTAGCAGAAATGAAGATTCGCCCCTGTTCAGAGGTGTTGACACGCATCAGATAATCCATCACAGAAGATGAGCTGTCAATCGGGGCGGTACCAAGATTCGCTACACCAACTTCAAGATTTCGATCAGAAGCACCTGTGAAAACTCCTGCACTTGATAACACTTTGGCGATGCGTTGATCGGAGCGTTCAGCGATAACAGTATCTTGATTGACTTTGATGTTATTCAAAGTAAACAACTTGTCAGAACAAGTCACAGTAACTACAGAACGGTTCGGTTTTTCAATGTTCTGCTGATATTGCGAAATAATACCAACAAAGAGATAGGTTCCGTTCCTACTGATTCGCACGTTCGAGTTCAACTCAAAACCCAATCGTCCTTTGGTTGAGTTGTAATACGGTGATGCTGTATTGACAAGAGAGAAATACCAGTCACGATCCTCTAATACAATCGTTGCCGAACCTGGCTGACCAGTCTGGTCACGATACCTATTCTGCCGTCCACGATTAATAGACACAGCCTTCACATATGTAGTTACATCAACAAACAATGGTGAACCATCAAGGACGAAATCTGTTGAGTTAAGAACACCAGCAACAGGATCATCCAAACGAAACGCATTTGTTGTTGACCCATAGTCCATCTCAACCGTATAGGTACCGCAGTTAGGAACGACAACAGGCATGATTACTTAGTCACTACCGGTATCTTGCCAACCGTCTTGTTGTAAGTTTTCAACGCATCAACCACCAGCTGAGGCAGACCTTGATCCGCAATCGCAGCGTTGATATTGATCGCATAGGTATCACCAGTACGAGTCTGAAATCCAAGACCACCAGCCGTAGTAGAAACCTGACCAGTCACCCCACCCATCGGATTAGGCATCCCACCCAACACCTTCGGATACTTCGCAATCAAATCAGCCGTAGCCTGCAACGAAGCATTGAACTCATCCTGAGCATTCTTCGTATTCGTGACCGCTTCCTCCCAAGCCTCAAACGCTGACACCTGATCGTTAAACGCATCAGTCACATCAGCCAACGCCTGATCGTAAAGAATCGACCCAACCGTCGCACCAAAAATAGTTTCGTTCAACAACTTCTGCTGGTCATTCAACTCCTTCACAGACTCAATCTGAGAATCCGTAGCATCAGACACAGCCAACTTCGCCTCAGCCAACCCCAACTCTGCTCGACGAATATCCATCGGAGAAGACTCAGGGTCTTTACGAACATCAGCCAGATTCTTCTCAGCATCAGCCACCGAATAGATAGCCTCCTCAACAGCCATCGTCGCCCGCTCCTGCGCACGTTGAGCCTTATCCAACTCCTTCTGAGCTGCCAAAGCCTCCGGCGAACCAGCACCAAAGCCACGCTCAATCTGAGCCAACCTAGCCTTAGCATCAGCCAACCTGGTATTCGCATCAGTCAACGAAGACAAAGCACCAGACTCAGACTTCCCAGCCTTCGTCAACCTATCCTGCAACGATTGAGTTTTCTTCAACTGATCGCCATACTCTTTGAGTTTCTCAGTAGCAGTTTTCAAAGTCTTTGAAACCGACTTACCACCACCACTTAAAGAATCAGTCACATCCTCAGCAGAACCTTTGAAACCAATTTGCTGATTGATTGCGTCACGGATACTGAGTTTGTAGTTATTGATTGGAACAGCTAGTGCATCAAACTTCTTCTCCAAATTACCAATGTCAATAAAGTCTGATTTGAGAAGGGCTTTCCCAAACAACTGAAGTTTCTTGATTGGGTTCAACTCCATCCCAGCTTGGATGAAATATGCAGCTCTTGCACCAAGGTTGATAACTTCGGCTAGTGCAATAGCAATTGTTTTGAAGGCTTTGGCAACACCTGTCCCAGCAGACCCAGATTCAAAGAGAAGTTGTTGAAGGCCAGCGATTAAACCTTTTTCGCCAATGACTGTGGTTATTCGTTGAACTGCTGGAGCGACGTTATCGACTAGGAACTTTGAGAACTTTTGCAGATAAGGCAATAGGGCTGCACCAATGGTTTCAATGATTTCACCGAACTGTCCTTGAAGAATCTTTATCTGTCCACCGAATGTGTTAGCAGCGGTTTCCGCAGCCCCACCAAATTGATTATTCAACAGCCCAAGAACTTTGTCAAAGTCTTTGGACTTCTTCGTTGCCTCATCAATTGGGATACCTAAACGAGATAACGCTGTGAACTGTCCTTGGCTGGCCTTAGCCAACGCCAACGAAACAGACGCAAGGTCTTTGCCAGTCGCAGCAGAAATATCTTGAGCCGTATTCAATAAGTTCTGAGAGCGGGTCAGGTCACCTGTTGCTCGAACTAAAGCCCCCAGCGATGAACGAAGTTCTGTGTCAGACGTTCCGGTGCGAAGCTGTGTAACCGATATGTATCGTTCAGCCGAACGAGTCAACGCCTCATTAGCACCAAAGGTTTTTTCCAGCTGACGTTGTAACTCTGCCTGCGACTTCTGGTCTTCCATCGCAGCCTTGACCGCAGAAGTCAATCCTGCAGCGATAGCACCAAACGCTGCGGTGGCTCCAATGGCTAACTGACCCCAGCCAGGAATAGCACCACCAACCGATTTCTGTAAACCTTTCAGCCCACCAGATAACCCCTTGAATCCTGCTTGGGCTTTAGCGGTATCAGAAATAAACTTAACAACGAACGTCCGCTCACCAGCCATGCGGACGATTCTACTAAAGAACGGTCATGCTATTCCGCAAAGCAACAAACTCATCCAACATCGCAGAATAAAGTCCCTTCCCTGACAAACCATCCCAACGAGAAATATCTGTAGGCGCATTCCACCAAGCCTCATCCAACAACTCTGCACCAGCACGACGCTGACGAGGCTGACGCACCTGCTTCGAGCGAGGCGATACAGGATTGATGACAGGTTCAATATCCAATCTGAACGACGAATCCAACAACTGACCGTGACCTTCATGGAACTCAAACGGCTGATCCGGTGCATGTTGAGGAAGATAGAAAATACGTGCAGGGTCTTTAGTCTGAGGGTCACCAACCAACCCGATACGGTCATGCAACTCAGACCACACCACCCGCCACAACGAAGCAGGCACCTTCTCCGCTAACGGTAAAACCAGGTGATAGTGAGGGTCATCCAACCGATGCGAATAAGTGGAATACGCAAACCATTCCAAACCGTCAAGACGTGCATTGTCAAACGCTTCACCGTCCATGTCCACCACAAGGGCTTCAACGAACCTGACATTACGGTTACCTCTAGTCGTACCAGCGTCATACTCAACAGGCGACCACAAAGACCCAGCCTGCTTAACAGCATTCTCCTCATGCAACGACAACAACTCTTTAAGCTGCACCCAAGACGAAGCCAACGGCTTCGGATAAATCGACTTCACATTCTTAAACAGAACTGCCATAACCCCTCCTACCTAGAAGGGTACAGGAAATTCAACCAAAGTCAAGCACCATCTTTCAGGGTATTCAAAACCCGCTGGATAGCGTCTAGATATTCCCTAGCGATATTGTTCTTTTCCTTACGGACGGTCTGCCAGAAGAAATAACCTGACCTACCACGATGACGCAAAAACTGCTGAGTCCTAGGCCTAGCCTGACCACCAAACTCAGCACCAAAAAACACGTCACCCCTGGTGACCTTCCGCTTGCGTTTACGGTTCGGATTGGACTTAGAAACAAAACCAGATTTCTCATCCAACTTGATAGTAGGGATACGGTCACGCCTAGCCCGCATTCCCTTCATCACTTCAGTTGCCTGACGAGAACGGGTAACAGTCGCAGCCTCAGCCTTAGCCTTCTGATTCAGATTTTCTGCGACCTGCTGGGCAGCCTTACGCATCTCAGTATTGAATCGTTCATCAGCTTTCGCAGCATCACGAAGGAAGTTGGCGATACCAACAATCTCAATCGCATCGTTGCCACCGGTAATTGTGACTTGACCTGCTCTGCCGTAAACCGCCATAGCAACAGACTACTTGTTTAGATGAATTGCTCTCCAACGCAAATACGCAAACATCGTGAACAACATTCGAGGGTCTTCTGCCAGCAAACTGGATGGCGATATTCCGGTTTCTACCGAAAGATACGCAATCATCCAATGGGCTGACTGATCTCCAAAGGGACGATCACAGCGTCAGCTTGGTTACCCAACTCCAAAGTCTCAACATCGTTAATCCACGAATCAAAATCCAAACCAGTCTTCTTCTGACGATGCTCCGAATGCCAAGCAATAAACGCAAGATCAGTCAAAGTCAGTTCGGCTTCAAACTTTGCAACACTCTTACTGAACTTTTTTTCAAACGCAATAAAGTCAGGGAATGTAGCCATGATGGTTCGCTCGGACGAATCCAAAGCAGAAGTCACTTGCAACGCTATTTTCATTTTTCCTCCGCAGGGTTAAGGGTTAAAAGTTATGCGCCAGTACCGGTCTTAGTTACAGCACCATCGATTGGGTACGTTACCGATGCGGTAGCGATGTCGCCCACGGCTCCGGCCACGGGTGTCCAAGTTAACGGGAGTACGTTGAACGCATACGAAGGATTGCTGGAAGAAGCAGCACCAGTTCCGTTTGGCTTCACCGTCATCGGTACAGCAGTACCACCATTCCAAGCGTCATAGAACAACTTCTCAATCGTTGGGTAATCCTGATGCAACTCAAGTGTGATTGAGTTGTCTTGAAGACCTGCGATGCGAGTTGTTGCACCAGATGAACCGAATGAAGTTGTAGCGACCTCAGCTTTTGACAGGCTAAGAGTAACTGATGCGACATAACTGGTGATATCCGTGTTCGCCGTGCCGAAGGTTACCGCTACGTTTGTGAGAACTTGCTTTGCCATATTTGAACTCCTGCCTCACGGCACTCGAAGATTAACTATTGAAACTCTACACGCTCGCAGGAATGCGTTCAACTAAGCGTACACCACCACACGGAAGTCAACCATCAAATAAGTCGCATCGTTGCCATCCATCGTAGAGATATTTGAGGCAGACTCAACCAGCAAATTCTGCACCACCCCACCCAAAGACCGATCAGCCTCCAACGCTGCACGAACCGAAGTCGCACCCTCATAAGACAGAAACCCATCCAAAGCAGTCTGAGCGGAACGCTCCGCAGACCTACCCACCACCACAGACACCACGAAAATATGGGTCACCAACCCACCACGCATCGCCCCGTTGTAAGTAATCGAATCCAACATAGGCCAAGCAAACGGAGCATTCAGATTGTCTGGTTGCTGAGCATAAGCCCTAAGACCTGGGATCGTGGCTAAAGCGTTAGCGATACCAGTCTTGATGTCGGTAACGGAATAGCTCATGCGTAAATCCGCATACGACGATACGGTTCAACCAACTGAGCCATATCAGGGTCAAGGTATCGAGACACACGGATAGCACCCAAGTCACCAAACCCAGCCACACCAAGCGGACTGTCGTAGCGTTTGAAGATGCGTGAAGCCTGAATGATCGTTGCCTGCGTTACAGGTTCCGGCACAGCAGGCCAACCGAACACAGCGGTCACCTGAACCAAAGCCTGATCGCCATAGTTCGCATTGACATTCGGAAACAGATAATCGCCAACAGCACGAATCTTGTCGTAACTCCACGTCAACCCATCAAGGTTTCCGTTCAACGGTTCAAGCTGATAGTCCGACACTTTCCATGTCACATCAAAAGTTCCGTCAGCCTGTGACGATGTTTTAAGTGTCAACGCTGTTCCAGCGATGTCATCAATCGAGCAGTAGAACGAATCCTCAGCCTGATAAACCCGCACCTCCGCAGTACCTGACTGCCAGAAGCGACGGTTGCAATAACCATCAATGAGGCGTGACGCAGCCCCAACACAGTTGTCAATCAGGTCATCATCGAGGGTGTCAGCCGTTCCGATGCGGAGAGCTGCCTTGACCTGGTTGCGTGTTGCGTACCCATTAGTGATCATTGACGAAGCTCCAGTAACTTGGCGATTTGTTTCAATCCTACTTTAGTCCCTTTTGAACGATTGCAAGTTCGACAGGAGCAAGCGATGTTTGATGGGTCAGACGACCCACCCAGAATGACTGGGACAATGTGATCTAACTCAATTTCATTTATGGTTAATGGCGTATCACAGATATAGCATTTTTTTTGGTCACGCTGATAAATCTCTGCTCTTCTAGCCGTAGATAAAGTTCTAGTTTTTGCCCTGTGTTTCGCTGTGTGATCCATTGACTTACAGGTTTTTGAACAATAAATAGCATGTTTTTTCTTATGAGACAAACTTGAATTACACCTAAGGCAAAAATCAGTCGTTCTTTTTTGTAAGTTTTTTACCTGTTGTTTTTCCTTGTTTCTAAATGTGTAAGAACATTTACGAGAACAAAACTTTTGGGAATACTGATTGATCAGAAACAGGGAATCACAGAATTGGCAAGATTCGTATTTGCCTTGTTGACTCTTTCTAATCACCATTCCTAAACATTAGTTGATACTCGCAGCACCACGATACTGAACA